GGGGTTTCGCACCTCACAGCTTGTCAAAAATTTGGCACAAAAAGGGGGGTGTGGAAAAATGGCGGGTTATGGTGGTTGCATTGTGCAACATTGGGGTAATTTTTCCGGGTGGATTTTGTATGTTTATTGAGACAGCTTGAAAACACGAAAAACGGCCGATGTCATACCGCCGCTTGTCGGGAGTGATGAGGTGCGGCGCCTGCTCAGTATCTCTGTGTCGACTATGCGCAAGTATCGTGGTGATGGGCTGCCCATGGCGCGACATGGGAAGTATGACCCGGTGGCGGTGGTGGCCTGGTTTGCCCGCCACGAGGCCGAAAAGGCGCTGAAATACCAAAAAAAGAAGGTGGTGACCGATGAAAAGCGGCTGGTTATTGCCAGGGCCGAAAAGATTGAAATGGAAAACGCTGTTCGCCGGGGTGAACTGGTGCCCTTTGACGATGTAAACGCCCTGGTTTTGCATTTGTGCACCCTGATGGCCAACAGTCTGGAAGGGCTGGCGGCCAGGATGGCGTCAATTTTAGCGGCCATTGATGACCCGGCCCAGGTTCAGGCAGAATTGCACGCCGAGGCCCGCAGTGTGCGCCGCCTGATGGCTGACCAGATTGAGAAAACCGATATGGGGCTGATTGCAGCCCAGGCTGGGGGTGATGTCCAGGATAATTGAAACCCTGGCGCCGGGTGCCGCCATCATGCGGCCGCCGCCTGACCGTGACGCCGCCGGGTGGGCCGACGCTGAGAGGATATTACCACCCGGCAGCCCGGAGCCTGGGCCATGGCGATCCAGCCGCACCCCGTTTATGCTGCCGTTTTGCGCTGCCTGCAGTGACCCGCGCTACAGCACCATTGTGTTTTGCTGTGGCAGCCAGATGGGCAAAACAGAAAATGTACTCAACATTGTCGGTCACCGCCTGGCTGATGGCCCGTACATGCCTGTTTTACTCGTTTTCCCCACCGAAAAATTAAGCCGGTCTATGTCCAATGACCGGTTTTCGAAAATGGTGGACGCCACCCAGGCGTTACACTCCCGCCTGGTGCAGGGCCACAGCAATAAGGTGATGGAAAAGTTTTTCGGCGGTATTAGGTGCGGCTTTGCATATGCGGGCAGTGCCACAGAACTATCCAGCCACCCGGCCGGGCTGGTGGTCATTGACGAAATTGACAGGATGTCTGATGTCAGCGGTGAGGGTGATCCCTATTTACTGGCCAAGGCCAGGACCAAAAACTATGTGGGTAGTAAAGTTGTCATCACCTCTACACCCACCCTGGAAGGCGGCAGCCGGATATGGTCACTATGGGAATCCGGCACCCGTGGCCGCTGGGCCTGGCCGTGCAGGCATTGCCAGGAATATTTCGTGCCCGAATTTGCGTTGTTGAAATGGGAAGGGGAAACAGACCCAGACCTGGCGGCAAAAACAGCTTACCTGGTGTGCCCCCACTGCGGTGGCGACATGCACACAAAACACCGGCACGCCGCCAATCAGGCGGGCCGTTATGAGTATTGCCGGATAACGAAAAGCGGCGAACTGGTGAACACCGGCCCCGAGCCACCGGACAGCCCTACCGCCAGTTTTTGGGCCAGCGGCCTGGCCAGCCCCTGGCAATCATTTGGTGACATTGCCTACATTGTCGCCACCGCCCTCAACAGCAGGGACCAGGGCACCATACAGGGCGCCGTTAATACCTACCTGGGGGAAACCTACCGCCTGACCGGTGACGCGCCACAATGGGAGCGGGTCAAAACCCACCGCCTGGATTACAGCGAGGATATGTTACCTGATGGGGTGCAGCGTATTTGTATGGGTGTGGACGTGCAGAAAAACCGGTTGTTCTATGTTATCCGTGGCTATGGCTACAAGGGGGAATCCTGGCGCCTGCGGGCGGGTGAGATATGGGGCGAAACGGAATTTGACCCGGTGTGGCTCGACCTGGGCGCCCTGGTAGGGCAGAAAATAGGCAACCGGCCCATAAACCGGGTTTTTGTGGATAGCGGCTATACACCAGGCCGCACCACCTATGTGCGACCGGACAATAAAATTTACCTGTTTTGCCGCCTGTCTGCCGGGCAGTGTTTCCCCAGCAAGGGCAAAGACAGCGCTGACCGGCCGATTAAGGCCAGTAAAATTGACATGACCGTGGCGGGCCGGGTAATCAAAGGCGGGCTGACACTGTGGCACATTGACACCGACTTTTTTAAACGTCAGCTGTATTCCAATATTCGGCGGGAACCTGACCAGCCGCACGGGTGGCACGTACCCAGCCAGGTGACCGATGATTACTGTAAACAGGTGACCGCAGAAGAATGTATTACCACCGAACAGGGCAAACGCCGCTGGATACAGACCAGGGAGGACAACCATTTTTTAGACTGTGAAGTCTTGTGTGATGCCGCCGCCTACTCTATTGGCGTACATAATTTGCCCGATCCGGGCGCCCCCACCGAGCGGCAGGAAGAACAGAAAAAACCGGGTTTCGTGCCCCGGCCCAAAGGCTCATTTTTTGGCCGCTAGTGCTATTTATTTGCAAGTATGTTACGCTGTTTGCGCATTTTCCCCTATGTGCATAAAAAAACCGGCGCCTTTTCTGGTTCCGGCGCCGGTTTCCCGCCTGACTAGCCGCAGGCGGGTTTTTTTTGTCCCGGTTTGTTTTCATTTGTTTTCATTTGCCTGGTTTTGTCGCTGTTTTGGTGCCGAGGTGAAAACAATTTACCCTTTACTTTCAGGGCCTCATGTCGTTATTTTTACATAATAACAAATCATAACACGGGGCCGTTTTGACACTCACTGAACTTACTACCCGGCGCGACAAGTGGCTGGCTGCCCAGGATGCGGTAGCCACCGGCCAGACCTACTCAATTGAGGGCATGTCTGTCACCAGGGTGGACGCCGCTTTTATCCAGACCACTATTGACCGGTTAAACCGGGATATATCCGATTTACAGGCCAAGGCGCGGGGCGCCCAGCCTGGGGTATTGCGGCCGTCATGGACCTGATAGGTAAATTGTTTCCGGTTTTTGCGCTGCGCCGTGATATGGCGCGGCACCAACGGGCCATGCTCAAACGCGCCTACGAAGGCGGCCGGGTCAACAACCTGCACCGCTCAGTTATCGGCGCCGGGCAATCGGCCAACGAAAACATGGACCAGGCCGGTGAGGCCCTGCGCAACAAGGCGCGCTATCTGGATGAAAACCACGATTTAGTCATTGGAATTTTTGACAGCCTGGTTAACGCCATTGTCGGCAATTCTAACCCGATTCGGCCGCTGGTGCGAAACATTGACGGCACCCTCAATGCACGGGTCAACGAATTGCTGCTGCAGCACTGGCAGGAATGGTCTGTGCGCCCGGACATCACCGGCACATTTTCCATGCTGCAGCTGTTGAAACTGGCCTGCCGCGCCTGGTTGCGCGATGGCGAGTTTTTAACCCGCTTTGCCCGTGGCACCGAGGTGAAACACCACACCCCTTACCCCCTATCCCTGGAACTGATTGAAGCCGATTTTTTACCATATGAGGAAACCGGCCGCCGTGCTGAAAACGTGATTATCCAGGGGGTGGAATTTAACAAAATGGGGGTGCCCGAATATTACCACCTGCTCAAAAATCACCCTACTGACAGCCTGGCCTTAATCAACCGGGAAACACGGGCGGTGGTGGCTGATGATATCGTTTTTTTGAAATTTACCCGGCGGCCGCACCAGGTGCGCGGGGTAACGCTGTTGCATGGTGTCTTGAACCGCCTGGATGATTTGAAGGATTACGAGGAAAGCGAACGCATTGCCGCCAGGGTTGCCGCCGCCATGACCGCCTTTATTCAGAAACCCGGTGAAACCCTGGTGTCAAGCGCCGATGATGGCAGCCGCCAGTTGGAGATGTCGCCGGGGATGATTTTTGACCAGTTGTTACCAGGGGAAACGGTGGGCACCATTGCCAGTAACCGGCCAAACCCTGAACTGATAAATTTTCGATCTAGCATGTTGAAGGCCATTGCTGCGGGCACCGGCACCAATTACAGCACCATATCCCGCTCTTATGACGGCACATTTTCGGCCCAGCGCCAGGAAATGCTGGAAGCAAAACCCAATTACGATAATTACCGCCAACTCTTTGTTGACGGCTATCTGAGGCAGATATGGGCCGAGTTTATCAAGATACTGCAGACCCAGGGCAAAATACCCGGCAACGTTATGCCCGGCACCCTCAACAATATCGAGGTGCGGGCGGTAGATATCGGGTGGATTGACCCGCAGAAACAGGCCAATGCCGCCGCCACTGCCCTGGAAAACAGGATTTCGTCACGGGGCCAGATTATCAGGGACCAGGGCGGTGACCCGGCCGCCGTGTTTGCCGAAATCGAGGAAGAGGAAAAACGATTCGGGCCGCCAGAACCCACCACCCCGGCCGCACCTGAAACGGAGAACAGCGACGATGACGACGAAGAAAACAGCGAACAGGATTAAGGAAAAAACCTACCACCGGGGCCTGGTCATCGATGCCGCCCGCCTGGAAATGGAGGCCCGCACCGTGCCCGCCAGCCTGTCCAGTGAAACGGTGGTGAAACGGTTTTTCGGTACGGAAAAACTCAGCCACGCTGACGGCGCCATTAACCTGGAACGCGCCCAGGATGGCCTGCCCCTGCTGCTCAACCACAACCAGGATAAGCTGGTCGGCCGCGCCCATAATATCCGGGTGGATAACGGCAAGTTGCGCGGTGATTTGACCTTATCCCGGTCAGCCCTGGGCAGTGAGGCCCTGCAGGACATCGAGGATGGAATTTTAAAAGATGTCAGCCTGGCCTATCGCATTGAAAAATATAAAGACGTTCGTGGCGGCATTGTCGCCACCCGCTGGCAGCCATTTGAAGTGAGCCTGGCCGCCGTACCTGCTGACCACACGGTAGGCATCAACAGAACCATGGAGAACGAACCCATGCCGGAAAATGAACCGACCACAGAACAGACCTTAACCCAAACGGTGGGCAGCCACCACACCCTGGGGGTGGACGCCGGGCGCAAACTGGAACAGCAACGTACCCAGGAAATCCGGGGTATTTTCGCCCGCTTCCTTGACAACGAAATGGCCAGCGCCCTGCTTGAACGCTGCCTGTCCGATTTTACGGTGACGCCTGACAAGGCGCGGGCCGAATTGCTGGGGCTGTTGTCCCAGGGGTACGAACCCACCGCCACCCCGGCCGCCGCTGCCCAGCACCGTACCGTTGACACCGGCGAAACCGCCACCGAAAAACTGTACCGGGGTATTGAGGAATCCCTGACGGTGCGCGCTATGCTTGAAGACGATATCAAGGTGATTGAGCGGGTGCAGTCTTCCGAATTTTTCGACATGCCACTGGTTGAACTGGCCAGGCGCCACCTGGAAGCGGAAGGCGCCACCACCAGGGGAATGAACCGCAATAGCTTTGTGGGCATGTCCCTGGCCAGGGCTGGTGGTCACTCCACCAGCGATTTTCCCAGCCTGCTGGCTAACGTCGCCAACAAGGCGGTGGCCAAAGGGTACGACGAACAACAGGAA